CCTACCTTCTCTTAACGCTATTGTTGTTTTCCCTATTTCTTCTTCATTACCGCATTTACATTTATATAGTGTCATTGTGATAGCCCTCCTGTTCTTGTTTTACTTTCTTCTACTATTCTATCTAATTCAAAATGTAAATGATGAATAGCTTTTCTAATATCTTGTTCTGGTGGATTACCTTCTTTTTTACCTGCCCTTAACAGATAAGTTATTGCAGTACCTAAATTGTAGTTATCCCCTTGAAAATCTTCTACTACTTTTCTTGCTTCTATTTTATATTTTCTTCCTATATAATAATTAGGAATTTCTTTTTTCTTTGTCATTTTCTAATATTTTTATTAATCCATTTTGTGTATTTAATACTCTTGACCTTTTCCCTTTTCTATATTCTTCAGGACTGTAAATTAATTTTACTTCCCTTACTAAACCTTTATCATTATATTTTACTATCCACCTTTCTGAGTGGTGCATTTTTGTTCTTTTTAAGTGTATTAAATAACTCATTCGCTATATTTTTTATATAATTTATTCATTGAATTGAAAATTTCTGCCAAACAAGAATTGCAATTTGTTCCTTTATCGTGATGTGTTTTATGGATTGTGTTATATAAGTCTATCATTTTGAATTTAGCTTCGTGGTCTTTTGCTCTATTTTTTTTAATATAAGGATAAATGTTTATAATTTCATCTATAATTTCTTTTGGCAATTCATCAGTAGCATCTATCTTATCATAACTTTTATCCCATTTACCTTTTGGACAATACATTGAACCTATTCTTGATTTTACTTTCATAAAACAACCACAGACTTTACAATTGCCTGTTAATTTAAAATAATAACTACAATTTTTACATATTTGTATACGTTCTTTATATACTTCAGATGTTGCAAACCACTTACTCATTTAATTCTTTTTTCAAGATTTCCCTTACTTTATCTATTGTCGTAAATAAGCTATTCCTGCTTATTCTTGTTTTTGATGCTAAACTATCTAATGTGTTAGATTCATAATAATATAATTCAAATAATTTTTTGTCATACCAATATAATTTGTCTAATTCTTTATCTATTTGTTCTAATTTCTCCCATTGATATTCTTCTTTTTGTTCAGGAATATTTGATAAAGTTTTATAATACCTACTATCGCAATCATAATCAAGTTGAGTAACAGAACTATTATTACCATGATTGATATTGACAATATGTGTATAGTATTTTTCATATTTATAATAAAAATTTGACCTTTTACTTGTTAAAGCTCTATTCAAGGCTACTGTTCCATATTTGATAATTCCTGTCCTTCCATCTTTTTTCCAAATTGAAGATAATGTCTTAGGATTCATACTAAGAAAATATAACATTAATTCCTGTACAGCTTCATTTACTTTATCCTTATCTTTAGTATTACGATATGCTACTCTTTTAAATACATCTGTCAATTGAGATATTTCAATATAAATATCAGTCATTAGCAGGTTCTATTTTATCTATTTTATCTACTGAATCATATAAAAGTTGCTCAAGTATTACCTTATAACTTCTAATTGTAGCTGCATTTCTTTTTGTTTCTATACCTGCAAAGAACCCGCTTGTTGCTACTGCTACGTTTATAGGTATAATCATAATCCAATCATAAAAATTTCCATTTTCTTTCATACCCTTTCCATAATTATTATGATATTCAATGATTGTGTCTAATACATCTAGATATGTATTGTATTTTGATTTGTCACTTACGTCTTTTGCAAATTCTTTACACATGTTTATATATAATTCTACAATAGCTTTATGCTCTTGACTAGAATATATTGGTTTATGCATACGACAAAATTAATAGAAATGTTTACTCTATTCCTTTTTCCTTTTTTATATTATTAACAAAGTTTTTGTAATAACTTATATCATCTTCATATTCCCATTTTGCTTTTTTATATGTTGTATTGGCTAAAGTTTGCAATTCTTCAGATACACCTTCCCCATATTTGAAATCTAATCTTAGACCAAATTTCCATTGTTCCCCACTTCTAAACATATTACAAGCTACACATTGCACTTGACAGTTCTGTTCATTCCATCTAGTAGAATGATGCCTTCGACTTTGAAAATGTCCACATTGCATTTTCTTATAATGGTCTACCTTAGTGCATGTAAAACATTGACATATTCCTTCTTCAGTTGATTCTCTCAATCTGATATATAGACTAAACCATTTGTCTAATTCTTTTTTTAATTTACTAATTGACTTCACAAAACATTCCTAATTGTTCAAATAATTTACTAGGTGGTGCAGTATAGATATATTTAGCTATTTTAGTTGTTCTGCCAAATCTAGTTTTTTTGGTTAGGGGCATACTGTCAATATCATATCCGTTTTTTCTATGATTAAATATAATAGCTGAAAGTCGTGTTGCTCCATATTCTTTAATAGCTTCATAACTTGTTATATTACCATATTTTTTTAAATGCCATAAAACTGCATCAGCTTGACATTTTACTTCTTGTGCTTTAATTGTTATCGTTTTCATTTTCTTGTTGTTTATCAGCATATTCACATGCTTGGTTATATAGGTTAATATTATTTTTTTGAATATAATCAATAAAAAAATCATACCAATCTAATAATTCTACATTTGATTTATTAATATGTAAAGCCATATCTAATTGAGGTATGTTTTTTCTCAACATTTCCATATATTCATTATTCATTTCTTCTGTCATTTTAATAGTTTTAGTGGTTCTTGATAAAATGGTACCTTTTCTTTAGGCATACCTAATTCCCTTACTTGATGTTCGGCATCATTGACTACTTGTTTGTGTGCATATACCCATTTATAAAATGTTCTGATATTTAAGAATGGTTCATCTTTACTAAATCTAACCCCCTGTCTAAAAGCATCTTGAATTTGATTGAAAGTCATATTACCAAAACGCTTTTCTATTATTAAGTCCTCAGCAAATGACGTGCTTAGTTGTGCTAAAGTTTTACCATCTGTATTATGACCTATTTCTATTTTAGTTTTTGTAATTAAATCATATACTTTATCTATTAACTCTTGTAAGTTTTCTTGTTTTAGTGGTTTCATAAGTATTCTTTTCCTTTTAAGTATTCATCTAATTGTTTATCTATTTTACTCATTGATTGAGGTTTGTTTTTATCTCTACGTTCCCAAGTTCTTACACAGGCTTTCCAATCTTTCATTTTATTTTTACCTACCATCCAATTCTTGCTTTCATAAAAATCATAAAAAGCTTCATAGTCTATATTATTTTGTCTTTCTATACAATAAATTTTAATTTCTATTTTTTTAGGTTTTTTAAAGCGTTCTTCTTTATTACTATATGTAATATTAGTATTAGTATTTGTAGTATTATTCTTTAATGTTTTCTTTAATAGTCCATTGTTGTTTTCTGATATGCCCCCTTTCAAAATTTTGATATACCTATATTCAATTTCTTTACTACCTTCTTTATATGTATATTCAACTTTTATATAGCCATATTTTACTAATTCACTTATCCAACCTGATATTGCCCCTTTGCTTTTATTATATAATTTAGCAAAATATTTATTAGTTGCAAAGCATTCACCATTCATATTGCATAACGCTGTAATCTCCGCATACAACAGTTTAACATTTGCCCTAAGGTTATTATCATATCTAACTTCTGCTGATAATATAGCGTAATAGTTCGGTATTATATAACGTTTTGTTTTAATCATTATTTCATTTTAATTGTAAAGTGATAATTTTTAAGTGCTAAATTAATATTTTCTACTTGTGTAGAAAAATCAAAATAAGAAGTTTTGATAATGCATTTAACTTCTCCACTGTTTATTTCTAATAATAAATCATAATCCAATTTTTCTTTAACTCCATTTTTTAATAAAAAGGACTTCATATAATGGGAATCTAAAAAAATATCCTTTGCACCATCAATATCTTTATATGCTTTATAGATATTATTAAATGCATTACGATAAACACGAGAACTTAAATAATCTTGTTTATGCTTTTTTTCATAATGATATGTTGATGACCTATCTCTATTTAATATGTTAGCAATAACATTTCTTGATATATCTTCTTCCTTTATTGCAATACATGAAATAACCGCCCTAGCTATTTGGATTTGTCTTTTTCTGCTTTTAGAAAACAAATCATCTTTAGAAATTTGCAATACACTTACAGCAATATTACAAATTGATTTAAAATTTAATTCTTCAGTCATAATTAAAATGGCAAATCATCATTGTCATCAGTAGTTACAAATGTATCTGCTGTTTCATTTGCTGCCTTGTCTGCATTCTTGTTAGCCCACCAATGACCATTTAAATTAGTATAATATTTGCCATTGAATTCTCTGCTCTCTGCATTAACTTTTACATCAACAGTATCACCTTCATTACATTTACTAAGTGATTCTAATGCTGTATCTCCAAAAGCAGTAACGCATACATCTTTAACATATTTTGGGTCTGCATTAAATTGTGTAATAACTACATCTCTTTTTTTCCATTCATTTCCTGCTTTACTTGTACCACTTTTTAGTGGTAAAATTTTTACGATTGTTCCTTTAATTTCCATAGTTTATTTATTTATTGATTATTACTTTTTTTAAAATCTTCTGCTTCATCTTCACTTTTAACACCAATCTGATACAATCCTAAAAGTTTTAAAGTTGCTCTTGCAAAACATCTTTTTTCAGCCATTTCTAATACATACCAACTATTAGTATTTCCATCTTTAAATGATTCTCCTTTTTTTGCTGAACCCGTTGTTCTAATTGTAACATTATCTTTAGTAGCCCATCCTTTTACCGAAGCAAAATTTGATTCAGATTTTATTATGTCAAAATCAAAATCAATATCTTCTTGTGCTTGTATTTTTTCTATTGCACTTCTAGTTAATATAATATAATGCTGATGTGTAAAAATATCTGCTTTTTCCAATCCGTACTTTAAGTACATTTCTTTAATTTTTTCTCTATTCATTTTAGTTTTTTTTTGTTAGTAATTATGTTAAAAATAATAAATATCTACCAATCTTTTGTTGCTTCTGCATAATTTTTTTGGTAAATGTGTGATATGTCATCTTCAGTAAATGGATAATCTTCTAGCTTATGTATTGTATCTTCTATTTCGCCTACATAAAAAGCTTCGTGATTATGTAACTCCCTTAATATAATATTCTCCTTACCATTTTCTTTAATATCTTGTTCAATTGATTCTTTATATATATTATCTAAACCTTCAATAACTTCTTTTACATAAGGCTTTTCAGTTAACATTCCCTGCCCCATATTTACATATTTGATATTATCTTTTCTTTGTTCTTCAAATTGTTTTTGACTAAAGGCAAAGAACGTTCCTGTTTTTTTGAATAAAGCCGTTTGGCTATCTTCCATATAATCGCTTAAATATTTCATTTTTGTTTTATGTATTTAATTAGTTGTTTTTTTATATATTTTACATGCTCTGTATCTATCCATTCTAAAAAGTTATATGAATCAAATACAACTTGAAAGTCTTTACCATATTCATCTGTACCCCTTAAGTAAACTTCATTTTTGTGAGCTTGAAAAGTATTTATATTATTCATAGCTTTATGAATTAATTCTTCTTCTTTTAATTCTATTGGTGTCATATCGTTGTTATTAGTGCTTTATTATTTAGTTTATCATATTTTTCTTTATATACTTTAAGCATTTCTTTATCTTCATAATCATAGACTTCATCTAAATTTAGTCCTGTTAATGCAATGTAATCATCTAATG